CGCACGCGCAGTTGCTGCGGAAGCGGACGCCGCCGCCGCGCGAAATGCCGAGATTGCCGCACGTACCGAAGCGCAAACCTCAAACCTTCATGCCGTAAATGCGGCCATTACGTCGCTGAAGCAAGCGTTGGATTCCGGTGAAGCCGCCTATGCCGAAGCGCTGTCGGTCGGAGACCATGGCAGGGCTGCGAAAATCAATCGTGAGATGAACACGAATGCGGCTCGCCTTGAACACTTGGAAAACAACAAAAACGCCCTTGAGGCCGCGCCGAAGCCCACGCCCAGGCCGGCGAGCGCGCCGACCAACGAGGTTGAGCGCATTGCTTCGCAGCTCTCAGCAAAATCGGCATCGTGGGTTCGCGCGCACCCTGAGTATGCAAGTGGCGGTAAATATCAGGAGATGGTCGCCGCTCACAACCTCGCGCTCGCACGCGGCAAGACGGTGGAGTCGGATGAGTATTTCGCAACGATTGAGCGGATTCTTGACATCGGATTGCCACCCGCAATGGCTCCCATTGAGGAGCCAGCCCTTGCCGACACCGCTCCTCAGCAGGCCACCGGCGGTCGTAACAGCGCACCCGCTGCCGCTCCGGTGTCTCGAGGCACGACCAGCAACGGCTCCAAGCCTCGCACCATGACGCTCACCCGCGAAATGCGCGAGATGGCGCACGCCATGGGCATGACTGACCAAGACTATGCGAAATACCGACAGCAACTCATTGACGAAGGCGCAATTCACTAATGGCTAATCCTACCCACGGCTCCAATATCCCGCAGCAATCACCGCTTGCCAACCCGACGCTGGGGTTGAACCGCCCTCTTCCCACCGCCGATGATCCGCGCGCCCGCGCCGAAGCCCGCGCCGCTCAGCTTCAGGAGCACTGGCATGGCACGCCGCCCGATGACACCGACGCGTTCTACATTGATCCCAAAATCATTCCCGATGGCTGGGAATACCAGTGGAAGACGTGGACCGTGTACGGCTTGGAAGACCCTAGCTATCAAGTGCAGCTCGCGCACCGGGGCTGGGATTTCGTGCCGGCGAGCCGTCATCCTGAAATGATGCCGAGTGGCTATCGCGGAAACACGATTGAGCGCAAGGGAATGCGACTGATGGAACAGCCCAAGGTGATTGCCGATGAGGCGCGGGCGCGAGATCTACGCACCGCACGCAATCAAGTCGGGCAGAAGGAAGCGCAGATTTCTGGCGCTGAGGCGGGCACGTTTGAGCGTACGAAGCCGACGATCAACCGCAGCTACGAGCACATTCCCATCCCGAAGTAAATAGTTGTTGACGCCGTTGTGATGTAGGCGTATACCTACACCCAACTTCCCGGCCCGGTGCTCGGGACTCTTGATGAGAGTTTGGTGTGACTTCGCCCAGGCGGCAGCGGTCAGACCTGAGCACCAGTCATGGCCAATACGTTTGTGCCTTTCGGCTTTAGCCAAGCAAGCGGCACCGGTTCCTCGCCTACTTACGAGGAAATGGAACTCGCCAACGGCGGGATCGACTACAACACCGGCGCGATCTACAAGGGCGATCCGGTTGTTCGGGCAGGCGCCGACGGCACCATCACGCAGGCTGCAGGCAGCGCGGGTGGCAGCACGGTCACGATGGCTGGCGTATTCAGCCAGTGCAAGTATCTCTCAACCTCGATCAAACGTACGGTCTGGTCTAACTACTGGCCGGGCTCTGATGTCACGAGCGGCAATCAGTCCACGATCAGCGCCTACATCATCAACGATCCCAACGCGCAGTTTCTGGTGCAGTCCGACTCCACCGGAGTGACTCAGGCTGGCGTCGGATCAAACTTTGACTTCGCGATCGGCACCGGCAGCACGGCTACCGGCTTGTCTGGCGCATACCTGCTGCACACGGCGCAAACCGCATCGGCATATCCGTGGCGACTCAACAGTTTGTATCTATTCCCGCCTGGCGCTAACGGCACATCTACGGGTGCTTACGCATGGTGCTATGTGGCGTTTAACAACGTCGAAACCAAGAACGCCACTGCGGTCAACACCTAAGAGGAATGAGAAATGGCCATTAACTTAGGTGCAATTAAAGACCTCCTTCTGCCGGGCCTGCGTGGCCTTACTGGGAAGTACGAACAGATCCCGAAACAATGGGACAAGGTCTTCACGAAATTTGATTCCAAGATGGCGCTGGAGCGCACGGCCGAGATGCGGTATCTCGGACTCGCACAGCTCAAGACTGAAGGTGGTCAAACCAAGTTTGATAACAACGCTGGTGAGCGTTACATCTTCAACCAAGAACACACGGAATTGGGTCTTGGATACGCTATTACGCGCAAATCCATAGACGATAATCTTTACAAGACTCAGTTCCATCCCAGCAACTTGGGATTGATTGAGTCCTTCGCGCAGACGCTTGAGATCTACGGCGCGAACGTGCTGAACACCGCGACCACGTACAACGCCTCCGTAGGCGGTGACGGTGTCGCGCTGTGCTCCACCGCTCACCCGATTGACGGTGGCACGTATGCGAATACGCCGACCACGCAGGTGGACTTGAACGAAGCGACGTTGCTGAACGGCATGATCAGCATTCGTACGAACTTCAAGGATCAGGCGGGACTGCGCCTGTTCTCTCGAGGCCGAAAGCTGATCACTCCGCCGCAGTTGGAACCGGTTGCGATTCGTCTAACCAAAACGGAACTTCGCCCTGGCACTGCTGATAACGATGTGAACGCGATCATGTCTACGGCCGGCGGCATCCCTGAAGGCTACATGGTGATGGACTTCTTGACCTCGCAGTACGCGTGGTTCTTGCTGACCAACATCGCGGGATTGGCGTTTATGAATCGCGTGCCGTTTGAGACTGACATGCAAGTTGACTTCGTGACGGACAATTTGCTCGTGAAGAGTTATCAGCGACTCTCGTTCAATTATTTCAATCCGAGGGCCCTGTGGGCCAGTTTCCCCACTTCGTAACGGTAGTTCACTAATGTCCGACATCAACGGCGGCCAAAGCCCGAATCCCAACGGCAGTCCGATTCAGCCCGGCACGCTGTTCACCGGCCCGATCCTAGCCGGCGGCGTCATCCACTCTGACGGATCAGGCAACCTCGCGGCTCTGGGTGGCACGACGGGCACTGCAAACGTCGGCTACGTGCAGATGTGTCAGTCGCAGCCCGTCACGCAGGCGACGAATGGCACAACGGCGGGCGTCTACACTACGTCCATCATCATCCCTGCGCAGAGCCAGATCACCGACATCTACATGATGGTGACGACTGCGTGGACTGGCGGCGCAACAACGTATGGCATCGGCAACACAGTGAGTGCTACGGCGTACACGACCGCTGCGGACGGCGCTGGCGGCACGCTGGGTCAGGTAACTAATATGGGTCCCGGTACGAATACGACCGCGATTGCGAATTGGGACAACGTCGGTACGACTGACGTACAGATTGTCGTCACTTCCGGTAATACTGGATCTGGCGCTGGGACGCTGACCGTGTTTTATATTCAAGGCATCAACAACGCTTCGTAAGGACTGAATTATGAAAGGCAGAATGGCACGAAAGAGCGGCGGTCCCACCGAAGGCGACAATGAGGCCGAAGCGGAGATCAAGGACAAGCCGGAAAACCGCAACGCGCCCAACAAGGTGGCCTCTGAAGCTGAGGAGCTGAAGAAAGGCGGCCGTGCGAAGCGCAAAGCTGGCGGCAAGGTGCCTGGCGAGAAGATGAAAATGCACGCTGGTCGGTCGCCCCGCAAGAGCGGTGGCCGCACGGGTTCCAACATGAATCCGCTGTCCAGCGCCCACTCTGGCACGCCTGCGCCGGGGCGCAAGGAAATGTCGGAGTCAATGGACTGATCAGCCGCTGGGCACGTTCAGCGCGATACAGGGGACCGTCGCGGTCCCTTGTTTGTTTAAAGAGGTAAGCGATGCGTCCAATTACTGTAACCGTCGGCCCGGTCGGAACGACCAGCGCCAACAACATCGCCACCTCGCAAACTCCAGCGGGCGCCGGTGCTCTGACGCTCAATGGTTCTTTGGTCACTAATGGTGTGGCTTATTTGCCCACTCCGCAGCGGGTGTTAATCACCACTTCGGACACGACGCACAGTTTCACCATCACCGGCACTACGCCGACCGGGTCTGTGCTCACAGAGGTGCTGACCAATGCGGGCAGCTCGGTTTACTCCACCCTTGACTACTCTACCGTCACTTCCATCGTGATTTCAGGCGCTGCCACGGGCGCCGTCACGGTAGGCACGAACGGGATCGCGGCGACGCCTTGGGTCCATCTGGACGCATGGGCAAACCCGACTGTGTCGCTCCAATGCACCGTCACGGGCACTGTAAACTACACGGTCCAGTCTACGCTGCAAGACCCGAACGGGCATGGACAAGCGACGCCGATCCTGCCGTCTGCGCTGACGTGGGTTAACACATCAGATACGGCGGCGGTAAACGCAACCACAACAGTGCAGACTTCGTTTGCGTACCTTCCGGTGTATGTTCGAGTGTTGCTCAACAGCGGGTCTGGTTCTGTTACGACAAATATTATTCAGACCGGGGCGGTGCCCTACTAATGGGCCTGTCAACTGGGATGGGCCTGTGGGGTCAAACCGAAGGTCTTTGGGGTGGCACTGAAGGATTAGCGCCAGGCGCTGGGTTGTCACCTATACCGCCGCAGTCAAAAGGCATTACCACTGATGCTGGCGTTCAGATTACTACCGATTCGGGGCAGGCAATTGAAACAAGTAATTAAAGCTCTGGTGTTGATGCTGCTGCCGCTTTCCGCTTGGTCGCAGGTCAAGGTCAATGCGTTGCCGTCGGGAAGCACGCCGTCAAGTGGCGACTACACGATTTGCGATCAGTCTGGAACGACGAATAAATGCACGATGGCGCAGGTGGCGACGTTTGTGGGTGGGAACTTGCCAGCGCAAGCGGCGGGGACGGTGTTGGGCAACTGCACTACAGCCACCGGGGTGCCGACTGCATGTACAGGCTATCCAGTGACAGAAGTTCCGCTAACTGCAGCGGGAACAATGGCACTGAATGGCACTACGGACGATTCGGCGGCGTTCAACACATTTGAGGCATCGCTGCCAGCAAATACGATCATGGTCGTGCCTGCCGGTGCGATTATTGGCACGACTACGACATTAAATCTAAGCGTGGTGGGGCACGTTTTGAAATTTGAATCTGGCGCAAAAATATCAGCATTAAACGGGCTAACATCCACGTATTTGTTAAACATGAGCGCCAACAACACAGGGACTATCAATGCCGAAATAAACGGGAATGTCACTAACCAAACAAATTTAGTGGGCGCATGGGAAATAACTGGAAGCCCGACTGGGATAACAATGTCCGGTCTTACTTATGTGCACGATCTAAATTGGTACGGCGGATATGCATACGACGCTGCACAAGTAACCGTAGAGAATTATTACGGCTACAACATCAAATACCCTTGCTTTTTTGCTGACAATAATGCAAACACAGCCCAAGCCCAAATCTACATTAAGAAAATATTTTGCAATCGTTCAATGGTGGCGGCTAGCGGAAATACATGGCCGTCGGTGCAAATTTTGGGAACTTCAACCTACCCGACTATCCTTCAACAAAACAACACTACGCTGTTCAATGTAATCAACCCTGCGGCGTCCGGGTCGGAGGGAGAAGAAGTCAGATACTCAAATGGATCAATAGATAATTTTGAGTCAAATGACGGCGGCATCTGTCTATCTTTGGGATTTGGCAGCGACGATATCAATATCGCAAACGTTATTTGCAAGGGCGCGAAATATTCTGGGTTTGAAGTGTCTGGCACAGTTACCGGCAATGGTGGTCATGTAAATGTCAGCAATCTGCACATAGACGGCACCAATTCATCCGCAATAGCCACCACGTCGCGATGCCTTATTTTAGATGGCACAGTGCCTAATGCTATCGTTAACATATCCAATTTCCGCATAAATGGCTGTACGGACGACATTTTGTATGTCAGTAATTACGCCAGTATTCAGCAATGGTCCGATATATATTTGGTGAATGGCGACGAAGATGGGACAAGTTTAAACGGGGGCAGTTACGGCCAAGACAATTGCAATTTTTTATCTGGTGGCACAACAGCGGCAGGTGCGCAGCGGGTGCATTTCGACAATGTCTGGTGTCATGGTGGGGCGTCGGCAACTCGATTGCTTAAAACTCAAAATGCCAATTATGTATATGGGAACATAGGGGCCGATAATATAAACGGAACTCTGGTCGATATTGAAGCGGAAGGCTCCGGTTTTAGTTCCGACCACATCAATCTATTTGTCAGCGTTGGTGCGAATAACCCTTCCACGAATCATGTAACTACTTCGGCGGTGAGCAGCGGCACTTTTGGAAGCAATATCCAAATTTTCGGCAATGGCCTTGTGGGCAATGTAACTGGGTATACGATAAACTATTTGGATTTGGCTGCAGGGCTAATATCCGCATATGGAACTACTTCCCCCAATGGATCGCTAAACGGGGCGTTAGGCTCAACCGCACTTTTGACTAGTGGTGCTCAATATAAAAATACCAATGGCACAACGGGATGGACGTTGGTTTCTAACGTCAATGGCAGCGTGCCTTACGGACTGACCAATACTCAGGACGTACAAACATTCACATCATCGGGAACTTGGACGGCTGTTTCTTCCGCTTACAAAAGTGTATGCATTGATATCGGCGGCGGCGGCGGCGGTGGTGGCTCTGGAGCGCAAGTCGCGTCGTTAACCAATACGTCAGGCGGCGCAGGAGGCGGTGGTGGCATTTACAAGCACCAATGCTATACGGCATCGCAAATTACGTCACCACAGACCGTAACGATTGGCAGTGGAGGGGCTGGGGGGGCAGCAACATCAGGGACTGGATCTGGAAATCCTGGAGTTTTTGGTAATAGCACTACATTTGGTTCGCTCGCTTACGCGCCCGGTGGTGGTGGTGGTGCGGCTGGCGCTGCAGGCACCGCAAGTGGTGGTGGTGGTGGTGGCGGTTTGGGCACAGGCACTACTGGCACAACGTCGGGTGGCGCAGGAGGCGGATTTGGCGCTGGCGCTGGTGGTACAAATGGCGCTGGGATATCCGCAGGAGGAGCGGGAGGCGGCGGTGAAGGAAACCTCGGAACCGGGGTAGCTGGTAGTACTGCGGGCGACTCATATTCCGGCGGTCCGGGCGGTGCGTCGGGGGGAGGTTTGAGTGCGGCTTCTGCATTCAACGGCGGCAACGGCGGAGTAACAGGGACAGTCTTAAGTAACTCGCGGGCTATTGGTGGCGCGGCCACAGGTGCCAATGGTAATAACGGCGCGAATGTTCCCGGTATCGGATGCGGCCAATCTGGCGGTGGCGGCGGAAGTAACGCAAGTGGCACTGGTGGCAACGCAGGAACAAGCGGCTTATGTGCTGGAGGCTCTGGCGGTGGCGCATCTGTTGGCGCTGCTTCTGGAGCGGGTGCCACTGGCGGCGGCGGGTTTGTCGTAGTTACTACGTACTTTTAATATGGCCAACGAAAAAATCAGTCAACTGCCAGCAGGCGCAAATGACTAGCCGTTTGATCTTCAGCCCCAAAAAGCTTAGTGAGACTTGTTTCACCTCGCCGCCTTTTGACTTTATCTCGAGCCTCGGCGTGGCCGAAACTATCTCCACCCAGGTCGTAACTGTCTCTGTTTATAGCGGAACCGATCCCGAACCTGCGTCGATGCTGAGTGGCGGCACGGTTGGAGCTGCCGGTGCCGCTTCTGGGCTTACCATTATGTGCAGCGGCGGTATTGGCGGCAGCGGT